AGGGATTTGTGCAGGAGCTTGAACAGCGAGGATTTGAGCGTGTCAAATCTGGAGGTATTATGCACATTACCGGACTTGATATAGTGCCTGCTGCTGCGCCTGCATGGGCCGAACGTGAATTCTGACCCGCTAACCTGGAAGCGTACCGGGAAGATCACGATGCGCGCCGACGACTATCTCATAATCCGCTATCCTACCCACTACGCGGCCCTACACGGCCCGCAAACGGCACGGGTTAGCATCGGTCAATACCCGGACGCGGAAACCGCTAAAACGGCCTGTGAACAGCATAGGCGAAAAGAAGCCGCCAGCGGTTAACTCACGGTGGCGGCGAAGCCGGCGTTAGCCGACAGGGGAGATTGTTACTATATCAGTTTATAGGCTTCCCGCATGAATCGCACTGATTGAAATCATTTTCTTCGATTCCGTGCGAATCACAACAATTGCAATATGGATCGTCATCCTGAGGTACATCTCCATCCTCATCAAACAATCCATCAAAGCAGGATTCGCATATCCCGCTGATAGATATTTCTTTCATGCCTTCATGCGTGAATACATTTACACCATACTTGAATGGCTGTTTGCAATGCAGGCATGTTGACTTTTTGTCTGTCATATACGTGTCCGTCCGACCAACAATGCGCGGATTCATGGCACTATCCTTGTCGGCTCCATCTTAATCAATCGGCAGGATATGACCGTAGCCGCCCCGAATGCGGCATAGATGGTATCCCCCTTGCTGTATTTGGCTGCGCTTGTTGTGGTGCCTTTGAACGGCCCTGCCGAACATGGATTGTCGTAACTGTATCGAATGCGGTACATGGCTATCCCCTCAAGATGATAATCAAAAGCGCAAAGATGGCGGCAATGGCGTGCATTATTCGCCCCTTGCCGATACAGCATTGCAGGCCATGACGTAGCAGGTATAAACCGAGTAGTAAAGCACCGTCTTTCCTTCCTTCCACGATGCAAGCTCAGATTCAGTTGCTTCGTAGCCTTCGGCATTCTCTGTTTTACCGCATTCGATACGGCCTTGCTCGTCGCAGGCGTCAAGCTCCAAGTCATTAACTTCGCAGACGATGAACGATGCGATCTTGTCTTTCATATCGTCAAGCGTAGCCGTTTTGATTTGGTAGTCTATGAATGTATCGGAACCATTGCCGATGCAACCTTCGTTATAGTCGTCCTGCTCTGTGATCTTGTGGAATCCTGAAATGATGAACATGATATTACCCCTATATGTATGCGCCGATATTGGCGCTGTGCGATGCTAGTCGAAACGGAAAGTAAGCCCGTGGAACTGCTCTGATACAGCCTTATACATTGAATGCGCGTCTGACAAGTAGCAAATGTCAAACTTACCTAGTCCATCCTCATTAGCCGACAGCTTGATGTCGACTATCAATGGGCGCTCGTTGTATACGCCGCGCTCATACGGGCAAACCACGTGCAATGCGAGCGTGCCTACTTGATGAGTATCAATGCCTGCTTTGCGCATCAATGCCCGTGCTGATTTCAATGCCGGATGGTATTTCATGCTATCCCCCTCAGATTAGAATTCCGTACCAGCGAGATCAACCGGACATAGTGCTTTGCCCAATAGACCTGGCGAACTGGATCGGACGTGGCGCGCTCACATGCGAATATCGAACGGGCTAGGCGGTGGAATCGGGCGGATGTCATGATTGCACCACGAGCAGAGCGGCGTTGACATTCGTTCCCGAAGTAGCAAACGATCCAGGCGGCAAATCTTCCCATGTGCCAAGGTGCGATAATGCCTCTCGTTGGCGAGGGCCATTGGCACAGATTGCCACGAGTCGACCGCCCGGTTTCAGCATGGTCAATGCGTGCTTTATGTGCTTGATGTCGTCGGCGTTGGCAAAAGGAGGATTCATCACGATTCGGTCGAATGCGCCAAGGTCGCCGTTACATTTCAGAAAATCGTCGCATATGACATGCGTAAGCGGGAATTCTTGGCGGAGTCGGTCGGCCAGCGACTGATTTATTTCAACGGCGGAAACGGCCCCCGCCTCCGGGTTGTGGGCAAACATGCGCCCGCCGATGGCCCCCAATAGCGCACCAGTGCCGGCGCTGGGTTCAAGTACCCGATGCCCTGGCTTTACGTCTGCAATCTTTGCGACACGTTCCGCCAGTGCTCGCGGAGTCGGGAACAGTTGCGGCGCGGTAACGATCTGCACCCCCGCGCGCAGGGATTCGCGCATAGCGTCAAAGGCTGTTGTTTCTGGTTTCGTTTGCGCCTTCGGCGTTGCCGGTTCTTTTGGCGATTCAGCAAGCCAAAACCCGATTCCGTTATTTGTTTCGGTCAACCTCCCATCTTGGCGGGCTTCCTCAACTTGCGCCTTTGACATTACTTCACGGATTTTGTCGAGTGGTTCATTATGACTAAATATCCGTCCGCCGTCGTTCCATTGATGCCGGATTGTCAGTGTTACGCGGTTCACCTTGATGATATACGCCCATCCACCACGCGGACCCCATAGGGTACGCACAGCGCCGCCAATCTCAGGTTTTACTTTGTCTGTTTCCAATCCGCCAGCCTCGTCCAGCATGGCACGTTCGTAAGCGATCCGGTTCACGTAATGATCCAGCCAGCGCAACCGCCAGACGTTGCCGCGCTCGTGAATCGGAATAGCTATATCCCGCGCCTGTTCCGCCGTGATCCTGCCGCCGTCCAGCGCACTCCACAGGCTTTGCATTCCTTCATAGGCATGCACGCCTTCTGCTGCGGGATATTCGGAGAGCAAAAAGCATTTGCTTATATTATCGAAATTGGCGACATACTTCGCCCGTTCGATCATCGACAGGATGCCGCCGCCCTTGGTTTTCCACTTTTCGGCATCGTCAAGCTGGCTCCAGAGCTTTATAAACTTGGTGGACTGTTCCATTTCTTTTTCGGCTTTCCGCTTGTCGGCTTCCAGGCCTTTGATCCTGCGGGCGCGAACGTCGGCGCGCTCTTTGTACTTTGCCGCACTGAGCGCCCCGGCAGCGCGCTGTTTCCAATATTCGGCTTGTTCCCACATCTTGACGGCACGGCGCATTCCGTTCTCGATGCGCTGCGCGTCCTTTCGTGCGTGCTTTTCGGAGTGATGGCCAACAAGGATGGGCTGCCCAAGCGGGATATTATCGGCGATGGTAGAAACCGCCTCGCGTGCCAATTCTGCATCTTTGGCGCGGTTCTCGCTGTAATCCTCGAAACGATCAGACCGCGCTTCTGCACGGTCGACCAGGCTTGTGTCTTCGTCGCCCACCTCGCCGCACATTTCGATAAGCAAATCTTCGCGGGCCGGCGTCCACATCGGGGCCACAAAAAGCTCTTGTTTCGGCGCCCATTTGAAGCCGGCAGCCTTCACGCGCTCATAGTCGGAGGCGTCGAGTTTACAGGCTGGATAAAGCCGAAGTTTATTGTCTTCAGGTGAATATGTAGCAGTGTGGTCCATCTCAAATCCCCTATATCTAGTGCCGGACTATCCGCGCCAGCTTTGCGGTAAATCTGTATCACAATCACAGTCTAGTATCGTGATAACAGATTGTCAATGATTATTTGCACTCTCAATGCAGATAATTATCACATAATATTGCCTTCAAGATAATAATCAATGCAATCAATAGCATGCGAATCAGTGCCAGACAGTGACAGACAATGGCGTTTTTCAGAAAACCCCTCTCACGCATGCATGTATGAGCTCAGGAATCTTGAGAAAATGCGGCACTATTGGCACTGCGGCACTAATTACAGTGATATTCCATACAAATCAACAACTTAGGCTTCAGTGCCGATTGTTCGAGCCTTTGGCACTATTGGCACTGTGGCACTGTCCGTAAATAGTGCCAATAGTGCCGCATTCTCGGCAAACCGTATCGGCAACATGATGCGCGCCTCGCCTTCCATCTTGCAGGAGCTTTCCTCATCACTCCGCAACTAGGCCGTAGTCGATAGCGATAGGCCGGCACGCGCTTACCCTGGGCATGTGTCGGAGATGCCGATGCCCGATGCCGATGCCCGATGCCGATGCTCGCCTACATGCAGGCACCAGGCGCAGCTCGCTCGATGCAGCGGACGTGGTGCAGCGCAGCAGTGGGGGGGGATGGCTTGGCGCAGTCTGGTGAGTTTTAGCTATACCCATCCCCTCGCAAAACGGATATTCAAAAGTTATCCACAAATGCTATGCTAAGTCATGGGCAGACTGACAAACGAAGGGTGGGCGAGAATGGACAGGATGATTGCCGAGCATGGTGAGGAAGGGGCATTGGCGCTGATAATGACGCGGGTAGCGGAGGGTGAAGACCCTAGGAACATTGCGCGGAGTAATGCGATGCCGTGGATGGTGATGCGGAGGTGGTTGGAGGGGAAGCCGGAGAGGATGGCGGAGTGGGAGTTGGCTAAGAGGTGCTTTGCGGACGGATTGGTGTATGAGGGGTTGCAGGTGGTGAGGGATGCGAGTGTGGAGAGTGTGCCGCTGGCGAGGTTGCAGTCGGAGGTGTATGGGAAACAGGCGGCGAAGATGAGTAGGGTGGAGTGGGGTGATCGGGAGGAGAGGGCGAGTGGGTTTGGGAGTAATGGAATCACAATCGTGATTGGTGATGTGCAGTTAAAGGGGATTGCTGCACCGATTAAGGATGTTGAAGGGTTGGTTGTTTCTACGCAGGACGCTGTATGAGCGAATTACGATTCGATTTCATTCCGTGGCAAAAGCAAGCGATCCAGGACAATTCTCGGTTCAAGACGATTGTTGCAGGCCGACGTTGTGGAAAAACGAGATTCTCTGTTGTGAATACGCTGATAAAGGCACTTGAATGTCCAAGCAAAGATGCTGGGGTGATGTACGTCGCGCCGACACAGGGGATGGCAAGAGTTCTGTGTTGGGATTTGCTGCTTGAACTTGGGGCATTGGTTATCTCGAAATCGAATGTGAATAATGGCGAGATTAAATTGGTGAATGGGATAACGATCTACGTCAGAGGTGCTGACTCGCCGGATTCGCTTCGTGGTATGAAGTTGTACCACTGCACGCTAGACGAGATGCAAATGATGAAGGATAACGTTTGGGAATTGATTATCCGACCGGCGCTTTCAGATATGGAGGGTACCGCGCTATTCATTGGGACGCCAAACCCTGGCATCAGTTTGTTTCGTGATTACTTCGACCTTGGGATGGCTGGCACCGACGAAGAATGGAAATCGTGGCATCTCACAACGTACGACAATCCATTGATATCACGGTCTGAAATTGAAGCTGCAAAGCGTTCAATGAGTACGATGGCTTTCAAGCAGGAATACATGGCTTCGTTTGATACGATGGGGGCCGACATATTCAAGGAGGAATGGTTCAAGTCTGGCCCTGAGCCGAAGAACGGGAGTTACTACATCGCGGTCGATCTGGCTGGATTTGAGGATGTTAGCGACCCAAGCAAAAAGAAACATTTGGACGATACGGCAATTGCTGTGGTGAAGATTACTGACGATGGAACGTGGTGGGTAAAGAAGGTTGATATGTTCCGAAAGGATGTAAGGGAGACTGCCGTAAGAATCCTCATGGCGATCAGGACGTATCGCCCTATCTGTGTCGGGATAGAAAAAGGGAGTTTGATGCGTGCGGTGATGCCGTACCTCTCTGACCTTCAGAGGAAGAACAACGTCTATGCTCACATTGAGCCTATATCGACTTCAGGCTCCAGTAAGAAGGGTGTTGATGCCATTGCTAATCGCGTGATCTTCGCATTGCAGGGGAGATTCGAGCACGGCAGGATAATATTCAGTGATGACGGGAACCATGACAAGTTGAAGGATCAACTGCTAATGTTCCCTTCGCAGAAGGTTCACGATGACGGGGCCGACGCGCTTTCCCTAATCGCGCATCTCCATGACACGATTTATGGCGACCCTAACGACGCGGTTGAGGAATACGAGGTTCTTGACGTAACGTGCGGGTTCTAGTATAAGACGGTTACAACATTAGGGATGTGAGTTAGCCGCTTGCTAAACCTGATGGGCTAGGGCGTAGCTTAACTAAAGCTCCGTGCAAAACGGGAGATGCCAGTGAGAGTCTGGTCGTCCGATTACGAAGTAACCAGTTCAGGGGTAGCGCATGGAAGCCGACAAGATTGACTATCAAAACACCGGGCAAGTCATTGATCCAGAACCGCTGGAGAAAGAGCCGGTATTCCATGACCCCTCCGACAGTGAAAAGGAACTAACCGCTTTCATTGTCGACCACACGGATAAATGGCGGGACTACCGCGACTCCAACTTCTCCGAGGACTGGGAGCGTTACGAGCGCACATTCCGTGGGGTTTGGGACAGCAACGACAAGATGCGCCAGTCCGAGCGTTCCAGAGTCATTTCCCCGGCAACACAACAGGCTGTAGAGACTCGCCACGCCGAGGTGATGGAGGCAATCTTCGGCCAGGGCGAGTTCTTCGACATCAAGGATGATCTGGAGGACAAAACCGGCAGCGTCGACGTCGAGCAGATGAAGGCGAAACTGTACGAGGACTTCGCGCAGGACAAAATACGCAAGAGTATCGACCAGATCGTGCTGCTGGGGCAGATTTACGGTACGGGTATCGGTGAAATCACTGTATCTACCGAAAAGCAGTACAAGCCCATGCAGGTTCCTGTCGACAATCAGCAGATGGCCTACGGGGTGGGGGAAAAAGACAGGGTATGCGTCAAACTCATCCCGGTAAGCCCCAAGAACTTCCTGTTTGACCCGAATGGCACTGAAATCAACGACTGCATGGGTGTTGCCATCGAGCGATACCTGTCAATCCACAAGATTGCGAAAGGGATTGCTGACGGCAAGTACCTAAATGTCGATATTGGGACGCTGTACGAGGATGATTCACTCGAAAGCACCACGGAAAAGCGGAATTTCGAGGATGACAAGGTAAAAATCCTCACCTACTACGGCCTAGTCCCGCGTGAATACCTGACGGTAGAAGGAGAAGAAGTCGTAGATTTGGGCGTTTCCAACGCCATTGAGGACTATTCCGACATGGTCGAGGCCATTGTCGTGATTGCCAACGGTTCATTGCTCCTGAAGGCCGAAGAATCGCCCTACATGATGCAGGACAGACCTGTTATCAGCTATCAGGACGATACTGTACCGAATCGCCTGCTTGGTCGGGGGACGGTGGAGAAGGCCAGTAACATGCAGAGCGCGATTGACGGTAGTATGCGCTCGCACATGGACGCACTGGCCCTGACAGTCGCTCCGATGGTGGCAATTGACGCTACCAGACTTCCTAGAGGCGCTAAGTTCGAGGTCAAACCCGGTAAAGCGTTCCTGACCAACGGTGCACCGAACGAAATCATCTTCCCGTTCCATTTCGGGACGAATGACGGTGCAGCAATGACGACCAGCAAGGAATTCGAGCGCATGTTGCTGATGGCGACGGGTACGATTGACTCGAATGGTTCGGTAAGTGCAGTAGCACGGGATGGTCAGTCGATGGATATGGCGACTGCCACCATGATTAAGAAGTACAAGCGTACTCTGGTGAATTTCCAAGAGGATTTCCTGATTCCTTTCATCTACAAGGCGTCTTGGAGGTACATGCAGTTCGCTCCTGAACGGTATCCGAGTGCTGACGTGAAATTCATCCCGACGGCGACACTGGGGATAATTGCGCGTGAATACGAGCAGAAACAGTTGGCATTCCTGATCCAGACGCTCGGCGCGAACAGCCCTCTGACCCCGATCTTGATGCAGGGCATCATCAAGAATTCCTCGCTGAACAACCGTGAGCAGATGCTTGAACAGATGGCGAAGCAATCGCAACCTGATCCGCAGCAGCAGCAGATGGCGCAGCAGGGTGTGCAGCTTGAGATGGCGAAGAAGCAGGCTGAAGTGCAGAAGTTGCAGGCCGAAGCGCAGAAGACCACGGTTGAAGCGCAACTCGCTCCAGAAGAAGCAAAAGCGAAGATGATTTCGGCGTTGAGCAACAATCTATCTGAAGACGATGAGTCTGGTGATTTTGAGCGCAGGGCGAAGATTGCTGAACTGATGATTGCTGAAAAAGATATTGACAGCAATGAGCGGATCGCAAAGATGCAGACAATGACAAAAATTGCGTCAGATCAGATTAAAAAATCTCCATTACAGTCAGACATTGTAAGTGGAATGCAGTGAAATCTTTGCCGACAAATATGCTTGGTGTGCTTGCTCAGGTGTTTCATAAACTCCAAGATGTAGTTTTTGCTTATTTACCTGTATTTGAGCAACAAAACGGTTCCCCAATGGAGAAACCCCAAGCAGGCCTGCTTTGTTGTCAACCCTCGCGGATTTTCTGTTTTGCTGGTTTTCAAACTTCATGACATCTCTAAGGTTTGAAAATCTATTGTCGGCTTTATCGTGGTTGATGTGGTCAAGTTCATGCTTTGGCCATTCTCCAGTCATGTATAGCCAAGCAAGTCGATGTGCTTGATACGGGCTACCTAAGATGATTATTGCTCTGTATCCAGTGTTTAATGTTGTGCCGGCTATTGATCCAATTTTGAATGGCCCACGCTCCACTTTTCTAGTGAAAACACCAGTTTCAGGCGAATAATGGATAAGACTACGGAGTTCTTCAGCGGTAAGATGTCGTTTGCTCATGCTATCTGCTCCTTGAAAGCAATAGTAGGGGAAGTGATGCAAGGGGTTTGCCGACTCCTTGCATTGCGACATTATAACACGGGGGCATTTTGAAAAAGCTAGGCCAAGGTGCAATCACCACCGGGGCCGGTACGCTCGTCTATACCGTTCCAACAGGTATGCGAACGGAGGTGCTTGACCTGTGCATAGCGAACACGACGAGCGGTGCTTTGACGGCGGCAATACACTTTGTCCCGACGGGTGCAAGTGCCACGACAGCAAACATGCTGTTCCCGACAGTGAGCGTACCGGCGAACACGCTGATCCAATGGACAGGATCGCAAGTCTTGAATGCTGGCGATTTCGTTCAGGGTATCGGTTCTGCCGCAGGGATCACAGTGAATATAAGCGGCCTTGAGTATCGGAGCGGAACGTGATTACTGAATACCCGCAAAGAATGCGGCTGAATGGCGGGACGCTAGGCACTGGCGATCTCACAGAGGATGCATGGGGCATCCAGAAAGTATCCCTCCCATACTCCCTGTTCCACGGGATGTTCACCTTCGACATCTCTCCGAAGATGTGGTTCATGTATGAGAACGGGACGCAGGTCTATACCAGTACGAACATTGTCTCTACAGACGGCGCGGGGGTTCTCACGACATCTGCCGCAAAGACTGCACTGATCCTTGAGTCGAGAGAATGCCCTCCGTACCAGCCGAATCGCGGAGTGCTGTTCTCGTCGGCGCTATGGTGTCCGAGCAAGACGGCTGATGGTGTGCGCGAGTGGGGGGTGCAGACTAAAGATGCCGGTGTGTTCTTCCGGCTCAAGGCGAACGGCTTGCTGTACGCGGTACGCAGGTCGCTGACTGTTGAAGTCGCGGAGGAACTCATCACTACGACGGGTGTCTCTGGCTTCGACGTTCAGAAGGGCAACATCTACGACATCCAGTATCAGTGGCGTGGTGTGGGAAACTACAAGTTCTACATCAACAACGTGCTGGTTCATACTATGTCGCTGCTCGGGACGCTGACGGCTCTGAGCATGAGCAACCCGGCGCTGCCTGCCTGTTACAAGGCTACCCGCACGACGGCTGATGTGGCGATCCACATTGGGTGCTGCGACATCACGTCCGAGAACGGCAAAGAAACTGACGAGGAGGCTGCCTCTGCCTACGCAGCAGCAGTAGCGACCAACGGCGCAGACGTTCCTGTTCTGGTTATTTACAACCCGCTGACGATCAACGGCAAGGTTAATACACGGACGGTGCATATCCACTCCATCGGTCTGAACAACACGAAGAAATGTACGTTCAAACTATGGCGTACCCGCTCTGCCGCCGACATCACTGGCGAGACTCTGGTGGCCGGATACGGCGGGAAATATTCCTATGTCCAGTCCGATTCCACTGATATGAACGCAGGGGCAGTACGAGCAACGGCCATAACGGTTGCCAATCTAGAGTTCATCGACGCCTTCAACGTGGAGGCTGGAGTTGGTGTGCAATACGAGTTCCCGAACAGCCACGTTGAGTTGAACCTAGTTCGAGGTGATTACCTGATCGTGGCGAATAATTCAGTGAATGGATCGAGTGACGTGGTTATTCGTTGGGGAGAAGAGTTGTGATGACGCCAGAACTGCAACGCTACTATGAGCAACGACTGAGCATGATGGGAGAGGAAGCGTGGAAGGATTTAATGTTTGATGTCGAACAGATGCTTGCCGCGACAAACGACCTTTCATCGGTACAGGACGAAAAGATGCTTCACTTCCGGCGCGGTGAAATCAGTATCATGCGGTGGTTACTAAGTTTGCAGTCGGTGAGCGAACAGGTCTATGAGGAGAAGAAACTTGAGACAACTGATTGACATGCGGTGCGCTGCCTGTGGCAGGACGGCGGAGCGGTACATTGCAGAAGATAGCGTCCCATGCGCGTGTGGCGGGACGATGAACAAGATCATCGGGATGCCTAGAATCGCTCTGGACGGAACTGATCCGGGGTTCCCCGGAGCCTATGACCGTTGGGCTTCGATACGCGAGGCCAATGCCCGTGAAAAGAATGCCCGGAAAGAATCAAGGGGTGAATAGTTGACAGGTTAGCAAGTATCCGTTATAAAGCATTCAAATCGTAGCTTCTACTTAGGGAGTGGCACAAATGGCTGAAATCCAAGACGTCGAACAGGACGTCGGTGAACTTGAAACTGTGGCTGCGGAAATCGAGGCCCAGAGCGCGGAAAGTAACGAAGTAAAGCCGGAAAGCATAGTCTCTCAGGAATTCCCGGAGCGGTATCGCGGGAAAACTGTAAAGGAGATTATCGAACTCGCTGAAAAGGACAAGTCGAATCTTGGCCGATACGCGAATGAAGCTGGCGAACTTCGGAGACTTGCCGATGAGCTAATCAAGGCACAAATTAAGCCAAAGGAACAAGAAGAGCAGCCCAAAGAGGTAGATTTCTTCGAGAACCCGCAAGAAGCAATTCGTAGGCAGATCGAGTCGAACCCGCGTGTGCTACAGGCCGAGCAGTACGCTCTAGCCGCACAACGGGCGCAGGCACAGCAGAAGTTGGCGCAGTTGCATCCCGATTTCGGGCAAGTCGTCCAAGACGCAGAGTTTGCGAAATGGGTTGGCGAATCCAAGGTACGGGTCAAACTGTTCAAGGAAGCTGAAGGCTACGATGTCGATGCAGCAGACGAGTTGTTAAGTACCTTCAAGCAGTTGCGACAGATTAAGGCTGCAAAGCCGGATGTTTCGGTGCCGGATGAGGAAAAAGCCTCCCGCACCAAAACGCTACAGTCTGCCGCAGTTGATACCGGAGGTTCTGGCGAGAGTTCAAAGAAGGTTTACCGAAGGTCTGATCTGATTAGATTGAAACTTCGTGACCCTTCCAAGTTCGACGCGATGCAGAATGAGATTGACGCAGCGTATCGAGAGGGGCGAGTAAAGTAACACTCGCTTCGGTGGGGTCTAACCTGACATTTTAGGAGACTCTCATGGCTTACCCCACTGGTATTACCACCGTATCGACAGCCGGCTACTTCGTACCGGAACAATGGTCTGACGAAGTTGTTGCCGCATACAAGGCGAAACTGGTCGTCGCCAACCTCACCCGCCGCATGAACTTCAAGGGCAAGAAGGGTGACACTATCCACATGCCCGTTCCGGCCCGTGGCTCTGCATCGGCTAAGGCTGCAGCTACCCTCGTTACCGTTGTTGCCGACAGCAACTCGGAAATTCAGGTTCTCATCAACAAGCACTACGAATACTCGCGCTTCTACGAGGATATCGCCGAGATGCAGGCTCACGCCTCCATGCGTCAGTTCTACACGGACGACGGCGGCTATGCGTTGGCGAAGCAGGTCGACCAAGACCTGATGCTGTTGGGTCACTACTGGCAGTCCGGTAACGGCACTGTCTCCCTGACGAATGCGTGGGAAACCGCGAAGATCGGTGGTGACGGCTCGACGGCATTCGACGGTTCCGGCGACGGCAACGGCACTGCAATTACCGATGTGGGTCTGCGTACCGCGATTCAGTTGCTGGAAGACAGCGATGTGAATTCCAGCGAATTGAGTCTGGTTATCCCCCCGGTCGAAGCCAAAGTGCTGCGTGGCATCCCGCGCTTCACTGAGCAAGCCTTCGTGGGTTCCGGCGATACGATCCGCACTGGTCGCCTCGGCAACCTGTACGGCGTGGAGATTTTCCAATCGTCCAACTGCCCGTGGCTGCATTGCGAAGCAACCGACGATGCCACGGCTACCCTGTTCTCGGGAACTGCTTCGGCTACCACCGGAACTGATGCGTTCGGCCTGTCGTATGACTTCACTGGTCACTCGGCTACCAAGTACCGTGTCTGTTCGTTGTTCCACAAGGAAGCCAACGTCCTTGTTGAGCAGCAGTCGGTTCGCACTCAGGCTCAGTACAAGCAAGAGTACCTCTCGACTCTGGTGACGGCTGACACCGTGTATGGCGTGAAGAACCTTCGCGGATATGCTGGCGTGGCTCTGATCGTTCCGGCCTGATGAATCCGGGGGAGGCTTCGGCTTCCCCCACTTAACTTGAAAGGAGATTCATCATGGCGAATACAATCACGGTTGATCGTGTTGAACAGGGAAACAAGCAGTTCCAAGGCGCATTCAGTGAGATGTGGGCTGTTACCGGAACCATTTCAGATCAGGACGCAGTTGCTATCGGTGACACCCTGTCGGTCAACATGACTGTTCCTGGCGTTGCTCTCGGTGACATGGTTATCGGCACGAGTCTCACTGTCGATTACTTTGACGCTGGTGGTGATGGTGCTGTTATAGGAGCGTCTGTTGGCTCTGCAAACACGGTTCTTTTCACCATCCATGCTGACGTTGCGGAGTTCGCGGCTGATGCCTTGAACGGTGCGACAATCAAGATTCTCGTCGGGCGTCCAGCCTGGTAATAACAGCCCCCTCTTCGGAGGGGGTTCTTGCATTGGAGAACAGACATGGATGTAAACTCATTCGGCCCACTCTTGCTTAGCCCTACTGCGGTAGATGCCGATGGTGTCTGCGCTTCGCAATCTCCGGGGGCAGGGGCAATCCTAATTAACGGAGCATTCGCAACGGCGGGTGTTGCAACGATTACTCTCAACGGAGCGCATCTTGTCCGACTGACTTCAGGCGGAAACGATGCAGGTATCACATTCACCTTTACCGGAACCGACTCAAACGGTCGGGCGCAATCGGAAACGGTTGCGGGTACGAATGCTGGCAACTCGAATACAACCAAGTATTTCAAGACGATCACTGCGATTACGGCATCTGCTGCAGTAGCCACGACAATCGTTGTCGGCAACCTGATAGACTCAGTATCGAACACCATCAACCCGAATCTGGATACTTCGCCAATCGCCATTGGAATTGGTGTGACATTGGTTAGCGGAACTGTTACCTACAAGGTTCAGCATTCCTACCAAGACGGTCGCAGTTCGCATCCGTCGCTCTGGTTCGACAACTCTGCAGGCGCAAAGTCTGCGTCATCCGAAGCAACATATTCGGCCCCTGTTGCGTGTATTCGACTGCTTGTTTCAGCGTCGGCGTCGGCGGTACTGAGTGCTGCGGTGGTGCAGGGTGGTTAAATTTCGTTGCAAGCGCAGTGGCAACTTTGTAGCGTTCTCAAGCGAGGACGACATTCGCCACATGCGTACTCACGAAGGTTACGAGGAGGTAGGAAATGAAGCCCATGCCGATGAAGCCGTCAAAGTCACGCAAGCCGCCGAAGCGCAAGAAGTGCTGAAACCGAAGCGAGGAAGGCCGCGCAAAGAAGAAGTGATGGAGATTTGATATGGCAACATACGCTAATGGATTGATCGAGTGGGGGGGCGGGGCGGGGCAACCTGTCTATGTGAAGCAACCGGACGGATCAATGAAAAACGTGGGCGCTCCAGAACACGGAGAGTCTGCCTCGTATGTTGCTAGGGCTGTCTCTGACCCTCAAGTAGAGAAGGTAATCGCCCTCTACAACGCCAATCCTTCGTATCTGAACAACGAGCAGAGAGCATTCATTGCCGCTGGCATGGGAGGTCTGGATTCGTTTGGGCAAGGGTACAGATGGGGAGCGCAGAATCTTTTTGACAATGTTTTCGACCCACAACAAGCCGGATACTTGCTTCAGTCTGGATTTGCAAATTACCTGTCTCCAGCAGACGTTTCCGCAGGACAGCAATTCAACTACGATCAGTCACCGGCGCAACAGTCAGCGCGTGATGACGATGGCGGGTTATTCAGCAATCCATTAATGATGGCAGCCCTGATTGCCGGTGGTGGCTATCTGCTTGGCCCTGCTGGTGCTGGATTGTGGGGTGCAGAAGTGGGGGCTGGCTCTGGAATGCTAGGTTCTGGAATGAGCGCAGGACAACTAAGTTCATTGGGAATGAATGTCGGCTACGGAACGGCTTTATCAGGGACTGCTGGCGCATTGGGAGGAGCGGCAGCGTTATCGAATGCAGGGGGCGGTATGCTTGAAGGAACTGATTGGTGGAACGAACTTACTGACTACGGTAGCGGGGCTGGAACTAGCGGAGGATCGTCGCTTGATCTTTCAAGTCTATATCCTGACTTCACAAACTACTCTGGGCAAATGTCGAGCATTCCTGGGCTTGAGCAATCGCTTACGCAGGTTCCGTTGAACCTATCTGCTGGCGCTGGACTTGCATCTACTCCGTGGTATCAACAACTTCTCCAACAAGCCGCAGATAACCCACTCGGAACCGCAAATCAAACCCTGAAAGCCCTGAATTCCTCCGGCCTACTTTCCGGGGGGCTAAGTGCCGTTGGCGGATACTTGTCTGGAAATGCAGCGCAAGACGCCGCATCGAAAGCCGCTGCTGCACAAATCGAAGCAGCGAAAATCGCCGCCGATGCTGCTAAGTTCAAACCAATCGGCGTTACAACGAGATTCGGGCAATCCGACTTCACCAAGGACGCGAACGGCAACGTAATAGGTGCAGGATATAACCTGACTCCTGATGTCAAGGCGCAACAAGATGCACTGATGGCTCAGTCTGGTCAGATGCTCAGTCAGTATCAGAACGCTCCTGCCGCCTTCGCTCCAATGGGCGATGCAGGACAACGCGCCATGTCGCTCGGAAACCAGTACCTTGCTACCGATCCGGCAGCACAGGCACAGAAGTACATGCAAGAGCAACAGGCACTATTGGCGACTGGACGCGACCGTGATATGAGCCAGATGCTATCTGGCGAATACAACCGTGGGACGTATGGCCTGGCTACCGGCGCAACCGGGATGATGGGCGCGGCGAATCCGCGACTGGAAGCCCTGATGAATGCACAGCGCCAACAGGATTTGGGCTTGGCAGCACAGGCGACACAGGGCGGCATGGATTACGCGAAATTTGGTGCAGGCATGGTCGGCACTGGCGGTGATCTGACGAAGGGGATGTTCGCAGGACAGACGGCGGCATTTGATCCGTACCGGACTGCTTTGGGCGGCGCACAGACGCTTGAGGGACTTGGGCAGCAGGCTTTGACTATGGGCATGGATTTAGGCCGTCAGACGTCGAATGCTGCGGCTGGAGGACTATTGGCGCAGGGCATGAACAGTGCGGCGCAAACGATGCAGCCGGCGAATGCGTACAGTCCGTGGGGTGCGATGCTGAGTGGGGCGGGGAATGCCGTAG